TCTGTGCAATTTCTTCTAATTTTTTTAATACGTCGATCATTTCCATAACTTATTTCCTTATTGTTTAAAACCTTGTAGTGTTGCCGGGTGTGGATTTCCTTTTACTGGTCCTGGTCCTGGATGTACTGGAGAACCTGATTTTTTATCATCTTCATTTGGTGCTATTTTTCCAACTCCGTTGTCTGTACCTTTTTCTATTTCACCTAGATTTCTATCTCTAGTTTTAAGTAATTCTCTCATCAAGCTCATGTTATGTTTGTCACCGAAATGATCTTCGGCTTTCACTGGATGCTTTTCAAATTTTTCTTCTACACTCGCTAGTTTGTTTGCAAAGTCTGACTTGCCTGCGTCGGCAATTTCTTGTTGGTATTCTTCTGTTGGTTCACCTGGCTTTCTAACAACGATCAATGAGGCATTTATGTTCATGTAGTCTGCTAGATATTCTTTTAACACGTTTACTGACACTGGGTAGTTTGTAGTTACATCAAAAATTGTAACTTCTTCATTAGATAACATAGGAAAATCTAGAGGCATTGATTGTATCGGGGTCTTCTTGCCAGCTGAAAGTTTAGCTAATTCAAATTTTTGTAGTGCAGTTTCCATACGTGATGCAAACGCTTTGTCTAATGCACCTGCTACCTTGACTTTGTAATCATATGACTTGGCCGCTTCTGTAAGATACTGTGTGAATGTGCTCATATGCAATATTTAGTCTTTTTTTAATAACTTCTTCATTAATTCATTACGATCAGATATGACAAATCCGTCGCTTTCTTCCATGGTAGAACCGCCATCCTTGTCGTCTTTGTCCAGCTTTAATTTTTTAAGTTGTAGTTCGACCATTTTCAGCTTTTTATCTATTTTAGAGCTCTTTGCATCTATGGCATTCTTTAAGAAGTTACTTGCTACTTCGAATATACGTCCTGAATAACGTGAATCCACGTTCATACCTAGATCCATTAGGTTCTTGTAGCTCTCTTCTGCTTCTACTGCCAGCTTGTCCATCTCCAGATCGGACATATCTCCCAGTCCTTTTACCTGTGGCAGTGATGCCGCGATCTTGTCAAACTCCGCATAGCTCTTCTGCAGGTTCGCCTGTGTCTTTGGATCAAGATTCTTAGGTGCTGTACCGCCATTGGCAGTCTCTTTCAACTTCTGGTCTTTCTCTTTTTTATCTACCTCTTTGAATGCATCTTTGACATTTGGTAAATTGAGGATGTCTTCTAATTTCTTTGTCATTGTCCTATTTACTTACGTTTACCTTTGTGGAATAAGTCTTCTTCTGATACTACTCTGAATTTCAGCCTGTTCTGTTTGGCATATGCACTCGCGGCCTCCCACTTGGCATGATTAATAATTACTTGTTTCTTTTTTGCCATGCTTTTACCAGCCGCTTCCATGGTTGTCTGTGACATTGGTTTCACTTCTACCATTTCGGCATGTTTCTTGCTGTTCTTGTCATTGTACACAATAAAGAAATCCGGCACATATATCGTGTACTTGCCTGTGAACGGATGTCTGTAAGGAATCTTTATGCTCTCGCTGGCCCACTTGTACACGTTAGGATGTTCATCACACAATCTCATGAAAGCGTGTTCCCAACTTGACCTATAGGTAGGAGTGGACAGTCCAACATACTTCTCAGTATTCTTGGGATAGAATTTTCCTCTAGCGAATCTTGGTAGCATTAGTCTAGTATATTTCTAGACACAGTTTCTTTTGTAGTTAATGTTTGCCTGACACCTAATCTACTTGACTTGTATCTGTTAGCGTTGAGGATTATTGTTATCAGTTCAGACAACTGTATTTCTGAGGCATGACCTAACTTGTCCAGTAGTTCCTGTGAATTGATATTGTCTATCTTTGCCTGTGATAATATCACATATGCAGTTGACTCTGCCGAGGCCCTCTTGAAACCACGTCTAACAAAGAATCCCACTGCGGCATCATACTCACCTGCATTGAACTCGTATTCCGTTTGGTACTGGGTGGTAGTTAACTTTTCAATTGTTTTGTCTAAGTTATCTTTGTCTTTGGGTGGTAAATTTGTGTAAAACTCTGCCATTATAAACCTGCTTTCTCTGTTGCTATCGAAACGTCTTGCGTTCCTCTTGCGATTGTTATGTATCCTTCTGTGACCAGTCTCCTGACATCAGTTGATACTTTGCTAGTGTAAACTGTTTTGACATTGTCTGTGCTGGCACTGTATTCTATATCAGATTCCGCAACTGTCAAACCTTTCCTACTGCCGATATCCTTGTAGTATATTCCAGAGGCTATCTCATCACGCACATCAGTATCTGTTGTTACAAGATTGTATGCCTCATTGGCACCTAGGAAATTCACTGTGTCCTGCACATTGTTAGTGATAACTGTGTTGTTTTGTTTTGTTCTGTTGTCTACTGTTCCCTTGGCAGATGCTATTGTTCCAGCGGCAAGTACCGCTCCAACAGTGAAAGCCGCTATAGGATTCGTGATTGATCCGGCCTGTTTGCCAACTTCCAACACACCTTCCTTGGCTATGCCTTTCAGTTCTTCCTTGACCCCTGACTTCTTAATTTTTTTAGCATTGTTGTATGTGTTCGAAGCACCCAGTATCGCACCCAGGATGTTTCCTGACTGCACGTTCCTGATCACGGATCCTATGCCGTCAACTACGCCACCAGGTCCAAATATACTGTTTGTTCCACCACCCAACACAGTCAGCGGTGAAGGTTCGTTGTCGTAGTGTATGGTCGCGAATCCTGGTACACCCTCTCCTCTGTTGAATCCTTGTGGTCTTATCACTCCTGAATTGTAACGAACTGTCTCGTATAAAATTTGCATCTGATTCTGTAACACACCTGTACCGTCTGCCTGGTCCATGTTGTCATGGCTGAAAGAACCTATCACAGGATTGACCAAACTGAACGATGTGAATCTCTGATTGTGGAGGACAAAGATTGTTATGTTCCTCAGGTAAGGTTTCCTACGTTGCTTGGGAGTGTCCAGACCCCACTTGGTGTATGTTCGGTCAGTGTTGTAGTAATCGTCCTTGCTGATGTTCTGTATGGCTTCACCCAGTTGTACAGGATCAGCAACATTGTACTCGTAATATTTCTTCCAGAATGCATTGACAGTGTCAGCATGGTCATCGTGGAATGTTATGTTTATTGGTTCGTACACTATTCTTGTGTTGGTGTACATCTTCTTGTTGTACTGAACTTTCTCTTCGTAGTTCATGTTGTACTTGGGAAGGTCCACTGCTCTGACCAACATGTTCAGTTCTCTTCTTTCTGCTTCTGTGAATGAGTTAACGCCAACAGTGTCGTCTAGGTCGAAAACAACATGGTAGAGGAATTTGTGTTTTGGTGCCAGCTTGTGATGATCATCTATGTACAGTCTAGAGGCATGTCGGAAGTCTTTCATTCCTGGCTGACCGTTCTGTATACCTTTTAAGAAGTTGTTTATGCTTGGCATACTGTTATTTATAGTCACAAAAAAAGCGTCTATAAAGACGCTTCCAATGTATTAAATGCTAAGTCTAATTTTTGTATTACTGTCCACCACCTGTTGAAAGTGTACCAATTGTTCTAGCTACTGCTGTTCCAATTCCTGTACCTTGTGGTGTCTGTATCGCATTGTCATAACTCAATGACATTGTGATTGTTGCTGGTTCTGAAGTGTTGTATGCCAGTGTGTTGTAGTTAACATTTTCAATATACGCACCGTACATTTCCCATGTTTCTAGAACGTTTGGAGTACTTGCTCCATTACCACCGTCTAACATCTCAATTCTAGCTGTAAATTTGTAATCGATACCTGATGCCGCACTTGATTGTTCAAAGAAATCAAACTGTTTCTGAATTTGTTCTCCAACCAGTTTAGTAACTGAGTTGTTAACATCATCTCTCAATGTGATTGTAATTGGTTCCCATGTGTGTTTACCTGCAACATAAACTTTTGAGTTGTAAACATCTAGTGTCACTGTGTCAAAAGTTAAGTTAGGTCTTGTTGTGTCTATTACTTGTTTTGTTAGTTCTGATCTTGGTGTTGATACTCCAAAATTCTCCAGGACAAGTCTAAAACGATACTGAAGTTTTGGCATCAACAGACCTTGTGATGCTGAACTTTGATCGTTGCTTAAAGGTACTGTAAATTTTGATAATGTTGATATTGCCATTTGTTTCTCCTATTTATCGAAAATTAGTTCCCTAATTTTGCAATTTCTCCTGTGTTTTTGATTCTCAACGGTATGTAAATAAATTCAACTGATTTAACTGGCTCAATTGCTATGTCTACGTACAGTTCATTTCTGTCTATTCTAGTAGATGTGTTGTTCGTTTCGTCACAAACTACCAAGAAGTCAAACAATGCTCTCTGTCCAACAAGTTCTAACAAGAATGATTCGATCGCACCTTTGATCTCGTTCCTTGTCAGTTCGTCATTTGGTTCAAAGATAAATGGTTTTCCAACTGCGTCTAACTGTGTTCTTAAGTAGACTGCTAATCTTGAAACGTTAATCCTGTCCAAAGCTGAACTTGCCGATGTTTTAGTTAAGTTACCAAAGTTAACAATCCCTGCTCCTGCAAAGAAAGTAATTGGGTTAATCTTAACTTCATGCATTGAATCTCTCACTGACTCCGTTACAGATATTGTTTCAAACTCTCCAGACGCTGTGTCGATGTAACCAACCGAAGTTGCATTGTCAACAACACCTCTTCTTGTTCCTGATGGAGCGAACCATGGGAAAGCAACACTGTCGTTGTTTGCCAGTGTTCTCAACATCATGTGTGATGCCGGAACTACAATTGATTTACCTGTGTTGTCTGTTGTTAGTCCTGAAGGATAAAACACACCCAAGTAATCACTTGCACTTACTAATCCGTCTTCACCGTTGTCTAACGCCACTGCTGTGTTGTTAGCCCAGTCCTGGATTGCAGTCGATGTACCTTCCAATCTCAATGGAGTGTCACCTATTATAAATGCAGTTTCGTTTCTGTCTGTGTTTAAGTTAATCATGTTTGCGATCAATTCAGGGTAACCAGGTACAGCAATTACATTGAAGCCTCTTTGGTCTTCTCTGATTGCTTGGTTAGTGTCGATCTCTGATTTCAGTTGTTGAACAATTACTTTTCTCTGTGCTTTTCTTCCAAAAGATCCAGAACCGTTTGCATTGTTACTTGATTTAGTAACCCATCTGTCTGGGTAGTAAGTTGCAACAGATTCGTTGTTGAATCTGATGTTACCCAAACCACTTGATCCTGAACCAGGATATGCAGTTGTTGTGATGTAACTGTTTTTGTATTCTTTAACATTGTAACCCGAACGTCTAGTGTTGTAAAGCAATATACCCTGTGGGAATAAAGTTGGATCTGGAGCATCAGGGTCTAGGAAACCATCAGTCAACAATGATTTGATTGTTGAAGGTACGCCTGCCGCTGTTGATGTTCCTGCCGCTTTATCAGTAGAGTTGTGCCATCTCGCATCTGCGAAAATTACACCGTCTTCTGTTGTTTGGTCAGCTTTGTCAACTAGCACCCATGCCGCACCAGTTGTTGTAACTGCTACTTGGTTGGCTGTGTTAGTTGAACTCAACGTTGCCGCTGTGTTGTATTTGTAAAGTTTTGGATAGTTCTCTAGATCACTTGTGTCAATCCATAAGTCATTGCTTACAAGTGCAGTACCATCTGACTGCGTAGTCGGTGCTGTTGCTGAAAACTGTGGACCATTCGGATCCGTAGTTGTGTATGCTGTTGCATATCCAACAAAAGTTGTTCCGTTGTGTGCCATGATGTCTGCATCTAAAGTAGTGCTGTACCATAGTGTACCGTCTGCTGGTTCGTTGCTTGGAGCAGAAAGTGAAGCTGTGTAGCTCAATCTTTTCCAGTTTGAAACTAGTAGTCCTCTGTTTGCTGTTGAGTCCATTGACTCTCCAGTTGGAACTGTGTACAAGTTGTCGATCAGTGTTGAACTGTTTAATGTGAATGTTCCGTAAACATGTGCTGTTGAGGCAAAATCAAAACCAGCATCTGCCAATGGTGTACCAATGTCTCCGTCCACTAATCTGATGTCACCGCCCAGTACGTGTGTAAGCACGATCTCGCCAGTTGTTAATTTACTTGCTCTAACATTTATCAGTTCAGTAGTTGATGTAGATAATGCATTAGCGTTTACTTTAGCGTTGACTGCCGCAACAAAATCATCAGCACCTGTTCCACCTAGTGTAACTGTAACTGCTGTACTGAAACCATCTTGATTTTTTCTTGTCTCTTTGATTGTGAAAGTTTCTGTTGCTGTGAAACTTGGGCTAGTCAATTTACTTGTAACAGTAGTTTGACCACCTTCGTATCTGAATAGTTGGAAGTCACCAATGTTAGGTGTTGTGTCCAATGCGTCTGCCGCCGTCATGCTCTGCTCAGTTATATTGAATTGTGTGTATAAAGTTCCAACTGTTAATGCAGTCCCACCGTTCGCCGCATCTAACTTAAAGATCGCTGTGCTGTGATCGTCATGTAATGGAGCCGCTACTGTTGAGAAACTTGCACTTGCTGAAGCATAAAGTTTAGCAACAATGTTAGCACCTGAGTTCGCTGATGTAGTCTTGAACCAAACTGAACCGTTAGGTCTATTCTCATCTGCAGTTTTCCAAGTGGGTCTTGAAGTGTG